ATAGCACAGATGGGTCTGATATTTCAAACTTAATAGATGAAGTGGATAACTGCATTCAGGGAAATTCCCTGGCACTACTCAATAAGCAGTTAACGGAGGAATGTGATGCTGACATAATAGCTCTAAAACGAAAGTTTCATCCTTCTCCGGAACAGTCAGTTAATGAATTAAGTCCTAGATTAGAAGCTGTGCAAATAACCCCTCAAAGAAGCATTAAAAGACGTTTGTTTGGCGATAGTGGTATAGAAGAAGATGAAGCTGAAAATTCTAATGAAAAGGTAGTAACTAATAATGTAGAAGCTGATGATGTAGAAAGTATATGTTTAACGCAGGAAAACTATAAAGGTGTATTATTGAATAAATGTAAAGAAAAATTTGGGGTGCAGTTTGGTGAGCTAACTAGAAGCTTTAAAAGTGATAAAACGTGTTCGCCACAATGGATTGTTTTAGCTCATAAGATACAAACTGAATTAATAGAAGCATCGAAGATACAATTACAAAGTTATTGTGATTTTATGCAATTGCTAACGTATGATTTTTCAGTATTATATTTTATGCTTTTTAAATCTCCTAAAAACAGAGAAACAGTAGAGAAACTATTCTGTCAATTATTGAATTGTAAATCAGTACAACTTTTAAGTGAACCACCAAGAACACGTAGTGCTGTAGTGGCATTGTTTTTTTATCAAAAATCATTTGGAAATGCTTCTTATAAAGTCGGAGATTTTCCTGACTGGATAAAAAAATTTACTTTAATTAGTCATCAAGCTGCTAGCACTGCAGACAGTTTTGACCTTAGCCAGATGATTCAATATGCTTATGATAATAATCTTTTAGAAGAGTCTATTATAGCTTATAGATATGCACAAATTGCAGATGAAGATCCAAACGCTGCTGCATTTTTAAAGAGCAATAATCAAGCTAGATATGTAAGAGATGCTTGCAGAATGGTGAGACACTACAAAAGACAAGAAATGAGAGACTTGTCTATGTCTGATTGGATCTGGAAATGTAGTGATGATTGTGATGGTGAAGGAGATTGGAAACCTATAGCTTTGCTTTTTAAGTTTCAAGATGTAAATTTTGTTAGATTTCTTACTGCATTTCGGGACTTTCTAAAAAGCATTCCAAAAAGAAATTGCCTTGTGTTTATTGGACCATCCGATACTGGAAAATCATATTTTTGTCATAGTTTAACAAAATTTTTAAAAGGTAAAGTAATAAACTTTATGAACAGAGCCAGCCCATTTTGGCTTTCACCACTTGTAGATGGTAAAATAGGATTATTAGATGATTGTACTTATCAATGTTGGCAACACCTAGATGTTAATATGAGAGGTGCATTAGATGGTAATGATGTCTGTATTGACAGCAAACATAAAAATCCAATACAAATAACATTACCTCCTATGTTAATTACTACAAATTTTGATATCACCAAAGAAGAAAGTTTTTCATTTCTCAGGAGTAGATTGCAATGTTTCCATTTTCCTAACCGTGTACCTATCAATGAAGATGGGTCTTTGGTATATACTATTAATAATGATACCTGGAAATGTTTTTTTAGAAAATTCGCCACCCACATAGACCTTACTCCTAGAGAAGATCAGCAAAATGAATCAGGCCGACCTGACAAGGCGTTTCGATGCACTACAGGACAGTTTAATGGAACTGTATGAAGCAGGAGAAACAAGTTTAGAAGCACAAATTAAACACTGGAAAATAATTAGGAAGCAATATGTATATATGTATTATGCTAGAAAAGAAGGTTATAAACATTTAGGTTTGCAGCCTCTACCAACATTACTTACATCTGAGTATAAAGCAAAAGAAGCCATACAGCAGCTTATTTTACTAGAAAGCTTACAGAAATCTTCTTTCAGAGATGAGGAATGGACATTAAGTGATACAAGTGCTGAATTAACATTAACAGCGCCTCGTAACACATTTAAAAAAATGCCATTTATAGTTGATGTTTGGTTTGACCATTTGCAATCTAATTCATTTCCATACACCAACTGGGATAGAATATATTACCAAGATGAAGGGGACAATTGGCATGTTGCACAAGGAAAAGCAGATGTAAATGGACTTTATTTCGATGACTATACAGGCCAAAGAAATTATTTTACATTATTTGCTCCCGATGGTGAAAGGTTTAGCTCAACAGGAGAATGGACTGTTAACTTTAAAAATGAAACTATTTCTTCTGTCAATAGCTCACAAGGGCCATCTTCCAACATCTCTCCTCAAGGATTCGTTACCTCCTCCGGGGACGCCGTACCCAGGTCGACGACCTTCCCCAGCAGACGGGACAAAGGGAAAGAGGGAGTCCCTAGCTCAACCACCCCGTCAACCCCCGAATTACGACGTGGACGAAGACGACGAGAACAAAGAGAATCTCCATCCAGAAGACGACCGAAAAGGGTACGGCAAGATAGTGGTGGAGTCTCTCCTTCGGAGGTTGGAAGAGGAACTTCAACTGTACCAAGAAGCGGTCTTACACGAACTCAACGACTTACGGAAGAGGCTCGAGATCCCCCAATTTTAATTGTAAAAGGTGGAGCAAATAATTTAAAATGTTGGCGTTATAGACATAAAAACAGTACCTTATTTGATCAAATGTCAACAGTGTTTAAATGGGTAGGCCATGACTCTGGAAATAGAATGTTGATTTCATTTAGATCCATACAACAACGGAGTTTGTTTTTAAAAGTAGTTCATTTCCCAAAAGGCTGTACATACGCTTTAGGATATTTAGATTCACTATGAATGGAAACAAGAGATCAAAACGTGATACTGTAGAAAATCTTTATAAATCCTGCAGACTGGGTGGTGATTGCCCTCCTGATGTAGTAAATAAAGCTGAAAGAAAAACACTTGCGGATATTTTATTACAAGTATTTAGTAGTGTGATATATCTTGGTGGTTTAGGAATTGGGACTGGGAAGGGGTCTACAGGAACAGTTAGTGTTCGTCCAATACCCGAAATTCCAAGTATTAGTGGCAGTGGTGATGTAGTAGCTGGAGGTAATAAAGTAGAAGAAATTCCTTTGGTAGACCTGGGGACTAAACCAAAGACTACAATTCGTTCACAACAGCGACCGTTTTCGGTACCTTTGGATAGAATTAGTGTGGGTTTTAGACCTAAGGATCCAACAGGCATCAAACCTATAGATGTTGTTGACCCCTCATCTCCAGCCATTGTAACATTGCAGGAAAACCTACCAGATTCTGTGATTACATTGGGAGAACCTAATCTTGAAACAGGAGAGTCTGTGTTAACCAATTTAGATGTAATTACTGACACAACATCAATTCAGAGCCATCCCACTGTTTATCAAGGTGTTGAGAATGAATTAGCAATTTTAACAGTATCTCCAGCAGATCCTCCTCCAACAGAAGTAATATTTAATTCCTTAGAACCAAATCTTGATCCTTTTGTAACTGTGCAATCTGTTGCTGGTCATATTGATCCTACATATAATATATTTGTTGATCCTAATTTAACTGGAGATGATATCGTTTTTGGTGAGCAAATTGCCTTGGAGCCTATAAATCCACGGCTGGAATTTGACCTTGAAGAGATGCCAGAGGCTAGTACACCTGAACAAAGAATTCAAAGGGCATTTAGCAGGGTTAGGCACTTTTACAGGAGGCATGTGCAGCAAGTTAGGACAAGCAATTTGAATTTACTGGGTGATGTTGCCCGCGCAATTTCATTTGGATTTGAAAATCCCGCCTTTGACCAAGATATCAGTTTGGAGTTTGAAAATGATTTAAGTGAATTGGCAGCTGCACCCGACAATGATTTTGCTGATATACAAAGGATAAGCAGGCCTTATTATTCTAAAACTGCAGAAGGTCAAGTACGTGTAAGCAGATTTGGGCAGAAAGCAGGGATGCGTACCAGAAGTGGTACTGTTCTATCACAGGATGTACATTATTTTTATGATGTCAGCCCAATATCTGTTACTGATAATATAGAGTTGGTGCCTTTATCTGACGTTACAGATATAATTGTGGAAGATCCTGAAGCCGAAAGTGTCTTTATAGATGAATTAAATATAAACTCAGAAAGTATGTTAATGGATAGTTACCCTGACAGCTTTTCAAACGCACACTTAATATTTAATAATATGGAGGTCGAAGAAGACTCTTTTAACTATCCCACAGTAATTACTGATGTAGCTTTTAGGGGGCTGCCTACAATACCAGACATATTTATTTCTGAACAAAATTTAAACACTGATACAACCTTTAATATCCCTGCAATTCCTTATATTCCAGTAGAACCCTCGAAAGCCACTTTTATAGGTTCTGTTGATTTTTATTTACATCCGTCTTTGGCTAAAAAAAAGAAACGAAAGCGACGCTTTTATTTTTAATATTTTACAGATGTCTCTATGGCTGCAATCACCTGGCAAACTGTACCTACCTCCACCAAAACCTGTTGCAAAAATATACAACACGGATGATTATGTGAAACGAACAGGTTATTATTTTCATGTAGGCACGGAGCGTCTCCTGCTAGTTGGAAATCCATACTTTGATGTGGAAGACAATAACAACAACATCACTACACCTAAGGTTTCTGCAAATCAATATAGAGTATTAAAGCTCCAGCTGCCAGATCCAAACAAGTTTGCAATAGCTGATAATTGTGTATATAACCCACAAACTGAAAGGCTAGTATGGAAGCTTACCGGAATTGAAATTGGTAGGGGTGGACCTTTAGGAATAGGGGCAACAGGTCATCCTTTGTTTAATAAATTTACAGATGTAGAAAACCCTTCAGATTATCCTGGCTCTCATACTGATGAAAATGATTATAGAAAAGATATTGCCTTTGAACCGAAACAGGTTCAAATGTTTATAGTGGGTTGTGTGCCGCCCACAGGCCAGTATTGGGAGGTAACTAAGCCTTGCAACAAATTAAATAAAGGTGATTGTCCAGCAATAGAATTATTGCACACCTACATACAGGATGGAGATATGTGTGAGATAGGTTTTGGGAATGCAAACTTTCAAACTTTTCAGGAAGACAAAGCTGGAGTTCCTCTGGAAATAACAAATGAAATATGCTTATGGCCAGACTTTTTAAAAATGACTAAAGATGTCTATGGTGATCAGGTATTCTTTTTTAATAAGAAAGAGCAGTTATATGCTCGTCATTACTTATGTAAAGCAGGTATAGATGGAGATACATTGCCATTAGATAGTTATTTAAACCCACAAAATGAGAAACCACAGCAACAGAATTTAGGACCATATTCTTATTATTCCACTCCTAGTGGATCTTTAGTTTCCAGTGATGCAGGGTTATTTAATAGGCCGTATTGGTTACATAAAGCTTTAGGTGCTAATAATGGCATATTGTGGGGAAACAATTGTTTTGTTACTATTGTGGATAACACTAGAAATGTAAACTTTAATATATCAGTTGCTACTGAAGGTGTGAATCCTAAGGAACAAGATTATAAATATAAGGCAAAGGATTTTAAAAATTATACCAGACACACTGAGGAGTATGAGCTGGAATTAATTGTTGAACTTTGTAAAGTTCCTCTAGAGCCAGATATTTTAGCACATATAAATGTTATGAACCCAAGAATACTTGAAAACTGGGAATTAAACTTTGTTCCACCAGCACCAGAAGGGTTGCAAGATACATATCGATATTTAAGCTCAAATGCTATTAAATGTCCAGCTGATATAGAACCACCAAAATCGGAAGAACCGTGGGATAAATATATATTTTGGACTATTGATCTTACAAACAAAATGTCAAGTGAATTAAATGAATTTTCACTAGGAAAAAGATTTTTATATCAAACTGGAATGATAAATAACAAACGTTTAAGATCTCCATGTGCTGAAAATGTGAGTTGTAAACGTTCTTGTACTGAAACAGGTTCTTGTAAAAAATCTACTAAACGCAAGAGAACCAGATACTGATATGTGAATATATGTATTTAAGCTGTGAATTTTACTTTTGAGCCAGATGTGATGTAAACTAAGCTGTGAAATATAACTTATTTAACTGTAAATTAAACCATTTTCGATGATATGAAGGACCAAAATAAAGCTGCTGACACAGTTATTGACTCATTATTTCTACGCCCAGTAATTATTTGGCATTTAGTATATAGACATAAACAGCTTAATCATTTGGTCAGGAAGATAGCCAGCTGGACAGTGTTCAACCGTAAACGGTCTAGATCTCCCCGCAGGGCACACTTTCCATACCGCTTTCGGTCGTGCTGATCCTTGTCAGGTGAGTACAAGTTCAAACAAACTTCAGTGCAGAGTGTCATTGGGTGGAGACCGAAACCGGTACATGGTTTCCCGCCAAAATACCTAAAACGGTCTTAACATTTCTCTTATACGGTAGTTGTTGGCAACTATTATTTCCTGTAAGAAAAAACTACCGTCTCTGGTACTTATAAAAAGCTCAGATTCTGCAGTTCTTCCTTTCTTCTCGATGGCTGAACTGCAACCTACTAATCTCGAAGACTATTGTAAATTTCATAACTGCTCTTTCTTTGCTCTATCCTTTCCTTGTGTATTTTGTAAACATAAAGTTGATTATTTAGGTCTTGCAGAATTTCATCATAAAACTTTAAATTTACTATATAAAGACAATGTTCCATATGTTTGCTGTTCTCCTTGCTTAAAATTAACTGCTAAATATGAATTACAGCAATATTATAGATGTTCTGTTGATGCTGCATGTATTGAATTTCTTTGTAAACAACCTCTAAAAGATATTATTGTAAGATGTTTATTGTGTTATAGATTATTAGATTATTTAGAGAAATACGATTGTGTTGTATCTGATTTTCCATTTGTGCTTGTCAGACATCATTGGAGAAACTATTGTAGATTTTGTGTTAAGCAAATATGATTGGTAAAAAGCCTACTATAAATGATATAGAATTAGAATTGGATCAGTTAGTAATACCAGAAAATTTATTATGTTCAGAGTCATTGTCGCCTGATAGTGAAGGACAGGAGGAGGAGCGTGCTCCTTTTAAAGTAGAAACCTGTTGTAAGTCTTGTGAAACAGGTGTAAGGCTCTGTGTTTATTCCACATACTCTGCTATTCAAACATTAGAGCAACTATTGCTTTCGGAGTTGAGTTTGTTTTGCCCTGCCTGCTCCAGGAACCTTTTTCATCATGGGAGACGCTAATAAAGGTAATTTATTTGGGGAAGAAGGTTGTAGTAGCTGGTTTATTACAGAAGCTACGTGTATAGATAGTTTAGACACTATAGATGAATTGTTTGAAAATAGCACAGATGGGTCTGATATTTCAAACTTAATAGATGAAGTGGATAACTGCATTCAGGGAAATTCCCTGGCACTACTCAATAAGCAGTTAACGGAGGAATGTGATGCTGACATAATAGCTCTAAA